TTCCGTCGCCTACCAGGTGATCGTGATAACCTGATTCTCCAGCAGTGTAAAATTGACGGTGATGAAGTTACAGTGGTACTACCTAAAGACCCATCTGGTGCAGGTTTAATCGAGTACACAGAGTCGGCTAAGAAACTTATCTCAGAAGGATTCATAGTTAAACCCGACGCAATGCCTGGCAACAAGAAGAAACTGCAACGTTTCATGCCGTTCAGTAGCGCTGTTCAGAACGGATTCGTTTATATTGTAGAAGAGTCGTTCCCTAACAAAGAGACATTAGATCACTTTTACAAAGAATTGGAATCCTTCAATGGTGAACGTTCCACTGCAACATTAAAAGATGATATTCCCGATGCTGCGGCATCATGCTTTAACACCTTAGCCAAAGAGCAAATCTTCAAGGCTGTAGCTATTCCAACACCTTCTGGAGCAATTACAGGATACGGTAAATTGAGTAGCGGATCAAGAGCTTCTTTTGCTCAACCTTTTGCTACCAGAAGAAGATAGCACTTGACAAAAGTTGTGAAAGTATGTTAAAGTAACTTTAGAGATCTACCCCTTAATTGGGGGTATGATCATTTGTCCAGCATCTATTAAGGAGATTACAGTGTCAACGGAAAAACGTAAGTACACTAAAAAATCGGATTACTGGAACAAAGGCTCAACGAATAAAGCTACGCTCTCACCAACGAAAACAGCAGATCAGGAAAAGAGTTTACTTCTGTCACCGGAAATCGGTACAATTGGTCTTAATTCTATTAAAGCCTTTACGAATTTCATGCAGACGTATGAGACTCGCTTCCCAGAAAATATTCGCACGTACAAAGAAATGGGTGAAGACCCTGACGTAGCAACGGCATTAGATGCCACCTACATCTTTGTAGACAGAGCGTTCTTTGACTTTAATATAAAGTATAACGTAAAATCTGCCAAGTCAAGAAAAGCTGCAAAGTTTGTTGACTTCACACTACGTAACATGAACGCACCATTACGTCAATACGTAAGATCACTACTGACGTATAAGCAATTTGGCTTTGCATTTGCAGAGAAGGTGTTTGAACTTGACGAAGATCCAAAGAGTCCATATTTCGGTTACTACCGTCTTACTAAACTTGCGTTTAGACCCCAGGATACAATTGATCTATCACAGCCTTTCACTTATTCTTCTGATGGTCGCACCATTCTTACGGTAAACCAAAATATTACCGGAGCTATGGTTACACCAGGAACAAACGTAAGTCTGCTTGGTCGTAAAGAGATCCCAATGGATAAAGTGGTCTATGTTGGTAGCAACATCACTGAAAATAATCCTCTGGGTGTAAGTCCACTTCTGGCAGTGTATAGAAGCTGGCGTGAAAAATCTCTAATCCAAGAATTCGAAGTTGTTGGGGTATCCAAAGACCTTGGCGGTATGCCAGTGTTAATGGTTCCAAGCGACATTTTAAACCGTGCATCTCTAAACCCTATGGGTGATGAAGCGCAATCTCTCCGTGTTCTGCAAGCTAACATTGCTAACCTTCACGCAGGTGAACAGTCTTATATGGTATTGCCATCTGACGTTTACGAGGGTACAGTAATGCGCCAGTATGACCTTGTGTTCCAGGGTGTTGCAGGTACAGGTAAACAATTCGATACCCAAGCCCTAATCAAACAGCGTAAGCTGGATATCTACAACCGATTCGGTGCGGGTGTTCTGATCATGGGTGATGGTGACGGTGGTAGTTATTCTCTGTCAGATAACAAACAGACACTACTATCCCACTTTATCGAACGTGATGTGGATATTATCACAGAAGCTATCAACACACAACTTATTCCTCAACTTCTTCGCCTGAACGGAATGTTCCTGTCAGAAGATGATATGCCTAAGTTTGTGAGTGACGACATTGGTGATCCTAACATTGAAACGAACGCTAAGGCGATCCAGCAGCTTGTAGCAGCAGGGGCTATCGCAGTAACACCGGAAGTTATGAACGAGTTCTACGCTATGTGTGGACTGAGTTATCGTATTCCTGATGATATTGTAGCAGATCCTGATAAGTTCCAAGACTTCTCTGAGAAGTATATGCCGGATAAAACCTCACGTTCAGGTGATGGCCTTGCAGCCGGAGCCGGAAACGGTACGTCATCAAGCCCTTCTGCAACTGATACATCAGCAGCAAATTTGGCAAATTAAAAATAATTTGAAAAATTTTTAATTTAGGTATTGACAAATAAGCAGATATCCTGTAGACTAAGATTTATGGGATATTTGTTTTTATGAGGAACCCTATGGAACTCAATAAAGACACACTTTGGGAACTGTTCAAAACTTTTGGATCTCTGAAAGACACTTCCCCATCTCAACAAGATTCTACACCAGAAGAAACACCTGCGCAAGTAGTTAAGCATAATAAGTTTGACGAAGAACAAATGCAGGTTATCGAAGTGATGTATTGTCCACCTGAATACGATGACCTACACGGTGAACGTATGTCTGATCTTGAAATCAGAAAGATGGTTGACAACTTCAACGAGAATATTGCCAATGTGAGCGGTAATCTCGGACACCTTAAAAACACCGAGAAATTTAAACCAGTTAAAGCCTGGGTAAATGAAGTCGATTGTTATATTGGTGACGAACTCGTTGTTGAAGGTACACCTCTCGTTAAAATTCAATTCTACGATCCAGAACTTTATCAGGCACGTAAGGACGGCGTTCTTAAAGGCTTGAGTATTGGCGCGATGGGTAGAACAGTGAAGAAGGATTAATCGTGGCACATACATACTTAACAGACGTAGACTTTTCGGGTAAAGCTACGGATGACTCATGCGGAGCGCACATCGCATATACCTTCGATTTTCAAGGTGGTGCAGCTTCTGGATTTAATACCCCTCTACTTTTCAAATCTGGTGACAACCCTGAGATTAGCTTCGATAAATTAGAAGCTCTCGCTAAAATGGGTGAAGATGTTACCGAACTACGCAAATCATATCTGAACCAACTAATGGGTCTTCTACAAGATGCCGTTCGTGATAAATACGAATCAGGTTGGGATTGGGTATATGTTGTTGACGCTGACTTTGATAACGGTATCGTTATTTTCTGTAGCGACTACGGAATGTTTTCTACTGAGTTTACCCTTAATGGTCTACTTGTTGAAGTAGGTGACGTGGCAAACCCTGTAGTGCAAACAACTGATTACCAAGTTGTAGACGGTGATGTTTTAGTGTCCCTGGATTTCTTTGATAACCTGATCGATGACGCATTAGGCAACCTTGTTAAAGGTGCTATTAAGTTTGATCATGTAAAAGATTATTTGGCAAAAGCATTCGATGCTCGTGCTGATAAGAACTCTGTGATTGCAGAGGATCATCCAGCAGATGGAAATGATATTTCTTCTGCAAACACAACCGATATAAATAAAGGAGATATCCCTTTGGAAAATATTAACAAAGAAGAATTCCTGAAATCTGCTGAATTCCAAGATCTGATTAAATCTCAGGTTGCAGAAGCTGTAGAAAAGGCTGCTGCTGATGCTAAGGCACAGGCAGAAGAAGCCGCACAGGAACAAATTGCTAAAGCACAAGCAGAAGCCGAAGAACTACGTAAAGCGGAACTTGCTCGTGTGGAAGAAGATTACACTAACGTAATCAAGTCTTACGAGTTCGTAGAAGAAGACAAAGTTGAAGCGCTGGTTAAATACCTTATCGAAAACAAAGATATCGCTGAAACGATTGTTGTAGCATTCGAAAAAGCTCGCGCTGATGTTGAAGCAGTTAAGAAAGAATTTGGCAAAGAAGTTGGTGCTGATGTTCAGAACCAAGAAGAAGTTGCTAAGTCTGCATCTGAACTGATTCGTCAAAAAGCTGCTGAACTTAAAAAATCTAAAGCCCAGAAATAATCTTAGGAGATTTAATTAATGGCAACTGGAATTTCATTATCTAACTACCGCCAGGAATTCGGACACCTTGTTCTGGGTGGAGTATTTAGCTCTGATCTGGGACACTGCGTTCGCGAAGTAAACCTGGTGAAGACTGCAACCATGAAAATTGGTTCTGTCCTGCAAGCTGACAATACCGAAGCTACCGCTGCTTCTGGCGCTGTTAAAGTTCTGCTTTGGACTGATGCACTATTCGGCATTGACGATGTAGCTGACGGTGACACCTTTACCGCAGTCGTTGGTGTACGTGACCTGACTCTAAACCGTTTCGCAGTTTATTACAAAAATGGTAATCTGATCGACGACGCTGGTGTAG